TTGAAAGTGTACCGGGATGGAGTTGAATCGCTGACATTGCCCGATGACGTACCTCTGACGAATCGTGATGTTCGCCCCCTTTTGGAAGTAAACGTCGTAGAAGTCCCCTGCATTGCCTTGGAAGTTGACCGACCCTGCCAATCCGTCCGAGCATTGCCCCGACGTGAGGGCTTTGAGGTTCATCGGCCCGACCCCGAAGCGGATGACATTCGAACCCGATACATTCGACGCTAACACTTCGAACTGTCTTGCATGGGTCGCTCCTGTTGCGTTCCAATACTGAACGTAAGCGTTATTGACCCCATAGTTGAACTGCCCAATGGAAAGCCATCCGTAGCCGTCCGCATAGACCGTGCGAGTCGTCGGGGTTGTCAGCATCCGGGTCGTTTCGTTGACGATAGCACCGCTCGGAAAGTACAGACCACCACTCCAAGTCGCAAGTTCGAGTTGCTCCAAGTTTCCTGCAAAGGCAACATTCCCCGACACGGTTGTAACCGTTCCCGTGTAAACGACTGGAGTGTTTCCGTATTCCTCCATGAAGTCCAATCGGTACCCAGCATAATACCCGGCATGGTCAACGAAGCCCGTTTGGGTCAAGGTTGGCTTGGTCGGTGCAATCAGCGTTTCAACGACCTTGGCAACGTCAAAGAACCCGAAGTTGGTGGTGGGCAGTTTGTCGCACTTGAGCCGTGCAAGGGTCGTCCCTGCTGGGTTCTTCACATCGCAGACGTAACGGTAGTTGGGTTGTGCAATCAGCGAACCGCTGACTTTGAATATCATCTTGTTGTAAACGGGTGTCGCTGCTTGGGGCGACCCTGATAGGACGGTTGTTGCCATTTTATAGTTTGGTTGCTACGCTTATGGGTTTGCCAAGGGTTTCAGCGATTGTGTTCACCAAAACGTCTATCATTTCGGGGGATAGGGCGTTAGACATGAAGTTCGTGGCCCGTGTTCCTCGCTGGAATACCCAATAGGCTACCGACCTGCCATCGACCAATCCCTGCTCCTGCTTCGTCCGCATCCGCTTGAGTTCACGGGAATAGGTTGGCACAACTGCTTTTTCCTTGTTGGCTATCCAATCAGCCATGGCTTGAGCGGGTGGGAACTTGTCCCTGTATTGGAATGGCGACCTCTGAGCCTTTACGCTTGACGTTTTGCCTCGCACCCCTTGGTCAACATACTTCCAATAGGGGTTGGCCATGATAGCCACGACGATTTGCTTTGCCGATAGTTCGATGTCTTCGGGGGCGATGGATGCGGATAGCGTTCCCCCTGCATTTGCGTTCGCTGCTTCGAGGTTCTTCTTCGCAAGTTCGATGACCCGTTCAATCCACTTGACCAAGACATCATGGGCTGGGGACTTGCCTCCACCCTTGGGACCTACGATTGAACCAATGCCCTCCAAGGCGGTTTGGTCGATACCCTTCATCGAACCGCTACCGAACTTACCTACGGGTTGGCCATTCGCAAGTATGGTTGTTTCCATACGGGTAAATGTCCCCCGTGCTGGAATGTGTAGTCAGGACAGGATTCGAACCTGTATGGTCTTAGTTTCTCCTAGTTGGCCCACTATGCCCGACTCGAACGGGAATGTTTGAGACCTAAATCCAACTCGTAGCGTCTACCGTATCAGGCACATACCATTACTCTTTGTACCGTCATTCCGCCACCTGACTAATGCAAATATACTACCTTCTTCTTGCTCTTTCAGCCTCCATCCTCTCCGCCTCCAAAATATCGTGAATCAGTAGGGCGTAGTTCAAGAACTCTACCGCCTTCATGGCGAAGATGGCATCGAATTTCAGCACGTCTTTGTTTGCCATCCGCCACACCACCATCAGCCAGCCGTACCCGGCAAGCGGGCTTACGTCAGCCCCTCGGCCTTCGTCATCAGGTGCTTGGAATAGTCGCTCAAAACTTTCAAGTAGGATTCTGAACTTAGCAAAAAAAAACTGACAACCCCCCAAACGTCGCCCACCTTGGCGTACTTCTTCATCAGTTCGGCTCGCTCCGCATGGGCAGCCCCGTCGTACTTTTTCGGGAAGAATCCGAATAGACCGCCTTCCCGGCAGAGGGTCGCCATGATTCGGTGGAGGTTCTGCAACAACTGCTTCTCGTCGGTCGTGTTTGCGTCCATGAGTTCAATCAACTGCCCGGCGGTGAGTTCATCCGTAAACACGGTCGGAATCCACCACTTGCCCCCGGCTTTGAACTTTCGCTTGTAACCCAACGCAGGCAATGCATTCCACTCGCTGATAATGGCCTTGTAACGCTTTAGGACGCTCTTGGCGGGCATCTCTCGAACGAGGGATATATCGACCCCCTCAACGATTGCGACGACTCCTGCGCGCTTGTCGTAGTCCCCAAGGACGCTGCTGAACTCAATGGCTCCAATGCGCTGGAACTGGTCAATGGTGAGGTCTTGGAGTTTCATAGCCATAACTTGGGTCTTGAGTTGCAACGGATTTCAGGGACAACAACCATAGGCAGGTCATTCAAAAGCGCAAGGTTTGTCAAGATGCTTTGGTCGTGCCTGTGGTCAATAAACGATGGATGGTTCGGATACTCGCTTGGGTCGTCATTCACGGCCTTGTCAACGTGCAGCCACTTGGACCACTCGTACATGAGGTCAATCGTGAAGTCGGTCTTGCGTAAGCCAAGGAACCCTGCCTCTATCTGCATCGGTTTCTCGTTAAAGAACTGAAGGCAGTCCATCAATGCGTAGCAGTCGCCCTTGGTGTATGAGATATGGTTGTGGAAGTTTTGATGCAACAGGATGGGGTTATCCTGCAAGTATTGCTTGGCAAACTCAAAGCAGCCATCTCCGTGAAGGTCTTGAGCGTCAAGGTAAAGCAGGGCTTCGTCCTCCTGCAAGTCAAAGAGAGCGTCAAGGATGATTTGAGGCTTCCACCTCCACCAGTTGTTGCCCCTGCCCGGTCGTTTCTCGTCCTCGGTCGTTGTAATCGGGAACGGATACTGGTTAGCCTGCGCCCTCGCTGCTGGAAGGTATTCACTCGTTGCGTAGTTGACCCCGACTAAGTACATCTTAGAACCCGTGAGAGTTGGCGAAGGCGTGCTTGAATGCAGCCACGTTGTAAGGAATGTCAGCAAACCTCTGCGAGTAGGCTCGTTCAAGGATGTGGCCGACGTGAGGAATAGCGACCAACTTCTGCTCAATGCAAGCGATGGTCAGGTCAAGGTAGGAATCGTCCCAAGTAAGCGTGTAATTGGAAGTTACAGGCACGACGGGTTGATAGAACTCCTTTACACCCCTTCCAGTCAACTGCTTGATATGTGGCTCGTAGTTATCACCACACGACCAGTAAGGCACAACGTCCACAGGGACTCGGAAATAGGCGCAGTAGGCTCGTTGGTCAAAGTCCCCGTTCTTGGTTAGGTCGTACTCAAACAGGTTCACGACATCTCCGTTCTTGATGTAGCCGTTCTTGGCTAAAGCATACCAACCCGTCCAAGCGACGAGGTTTCGGTGGCTCTCGATGTTGTCGGGTTCGTCCCTTGCGATAATGTGGTCAAGCCCAGCCATTCCACTAAAGTCCTTGAACCCAAGCATGACCCAAGTGTAGGGGAAGAAGTCCCTGAACCTTCCTTCGGCTTCGCATTGCTTCACGATGTCGGTATCGTGGCAGAAAATGTAAGTTTTTGCCTTCATTTCTTGTAAAGAGTTAAAAGCATTCTGCCTCGTTGGTCGGTTGACCCCTTGGCTTCGTGTGGCTCCAGTTGGCTCGTAAGGTTGACCATCGTCAGCAGTTCTGCATCGTGGATGACCATCGTCCCACCGGGGTTGAGGGCTTTGTTGAACAATGCGACCATTTCGGGAATCATGCCGTCCCCGTGGTCCGAGTCGTGAAAGATGAAGTCAAAAGTCCTGACCTCTTGCAGGGCCATGTGGCTCGGTTGGTTGTTCCATTCGACCTTGAACTTGGATAGGAGGGCTTTGCGTTTGTCTTCTACGGTTGTGTCGGTATCGTAAACCACCACGTCAAGCCCAGCCAAGGCGATAGCGAGCGTTGAGTGTCCGAGGTAGGAACCCAGTTCTAAAGCGTGGCCTCCTTTGTGATTCTTGGCTTCCTCATAGATTTCAATGATATGGTCCACCGCAGTCGTGTAGATGTGGGAGTAGTCCAAAGCCTTGAGTTGGTCGATGTGTTTTTTCATATTAGAAGGTTATGACAAAGCGTTCAGGTGAAGGCCAACCGGGGTTGGAATCAAAGACTTTGGTGTCGGGTTTCTTCCCAATCCAATGCTCGGCTTGGAATCGGTGGTCCCGTACTGGTTCGCCCAGTTCCTTGATGTGGCTCGACTTAGACCACCAAAAGTTGCCCCCGAAGTATGGGTAGCCTTCGGGGTTGTTTTGGTCAGCCATGTGAGGGAACTGCTCCTTGGTAATCCAATGGCATCCCACCGCATCCACTCCTTCGAGCAGTTGCATGGACCGCTCCCAAGCGACGACGTTGAAGAATAGCATTGACCTCCCCCAAAGTTGGGTGGTCAAGGATGGATTCGCAGCCCCCTTCGTGTGAGCGTACAGGTACACGGCTTCCTCTTCCTGACTTGCCCGGTACATTTCAGTCAGCGTCGCCTGCTCCCAAGCATTGGTCCGGGTTACTACGACCTTGACCTTATCGGCCACCATCGAGCCTTCCAGCACCTCCTTGACCGCCTTGCGTTGTTCGGGTGGTCCAACGATGCCGACCCGGATTTCATCCAAGACGTTGATGAGGCCGTAGTTGCACACGGCCATCATATGTTGGTTCAGAATTAACTGCCAGTTGCCACCGCAGTAGATGTGGTAGTAGTGGATGACTTTCATAAGGCCCAAAGGAGGGTTAGAAGGGTGAGGATGAAGAAAACGGCTGCAACCGTCTTGCCGATTTCGATTAGCAGGTCAAGGATGCGTTCGGGGTTCATGCCTCAAAGTTAAACCACAACATACTTCCCTGAGTTACTGACCCGTAACTTGTTGAGTGCCACATACCGCATCGCATCGCAGGCGTGGTTGAAGGAATCAATCGGAACCCCCGTGTTCTTGCCTTCTTTGTCCGTCGCCCATGTGTAGGAGCGCAGTTCCTTGATGAGGTTTGTGCTATCCTTGGTAACCTGCAATTTGAACCGCTTGAGGATGTCTATGCCGTTCCGAACCGAGTCGGGGCCTTTCTCCGCTGGCTTGATGTTGAAGCCAAGTCGGTAGATTTCTTCGATGCTCTTCGGTTCGGCTGAATCCGCCACGATTTCCCAAGCCCTTGTAATCCCCAGCGACCGCAGTTTGTCTGCGATGTCTTGGTTGGTCAGGCCCGTAGCGTAGAGCAGTTCCTGAATGAGCAGGCAGTCCCCTTGGCGGTAGATAGCAACCAAGGCCGTTGGGTCGTTGCTAAAGCCCCAGTCAAGCCCAAGGGCGACGAATTTCGCTCGGCTGACATCGATACCCTCCACGACCTCGAAGTCCTCGTAGATGGCCCCCTGAAGCATCCCGACCTGACCGAGGCCATAGACCTTGTACCAGTTCGCCCAATACTCCGAAGTTTCGGCCTTGACCCGTGCTTTCTCGATGAAGTCCCTCGCACTCTTGGGGCAGGCTTCGTTGTCCTTGTAGGTTAGAATGAGGAAGTCCACGTCCTCGTCTTGCATCAGTTCGGAGTGAAACCAAAACTCGTTGACCGGGTTCCAGTCAAGGATAACCGATTGCTTGGTCCGTGCTGCCAGTTCCGTGTAAGCGTGGAAGGATAGGTTGTTGGCCTCGTTCATGTAGAGCCTGTCCCTCCTTGCACCCCTTAACTTGGA